CTCCGTGTGGGATACTTCGCGCAAGGAGCGGATCGGCCACTCCGGGACGACGCCTTCCTGGCTCTCGTCCAAAAGGGACGAGCTGACCGTGAGGCTGCGGTCGCCCGTGCCAGGCTGTTCAAGCTTCCCTTGAAGACCCAGACGCCGATGTCGGTCCATGAGGAGTTCATGGCGACGCTCAAGGCGAACAAGCTGGAGCTGCGTCCGTTCAGCGACGACGGCAGCATCACCTCTGCCGCGAAGAAGGACATCGCACGCGGCCACGGGGTCAACTTCAACACCAAGACGGGCAGGGCCGTCCTCGGCGGCACGTTGCGCAAGAGCATCCGCATCGTCCCAGCCGGGAAGAGCGCCCGCGTCATCAGGCGCACCGTTCGCGCTCACGCTCCATACGCCAAGTTCGTCGAGTTCCCAACCGCACGAACCTCGGCACAGCCGTTCATGCGGCCCGCGCTCAAGATGCACGGGACCGTTCAGAAGCTCAAGCAAGCGAGTAAGTGGTAAGCGATGGCAGTTCCGACTGGCACCGCGCCAATCGCACGTGCTCTAGTGCAGGCTCTTCGGGCAAATACGTCGTTGAAGGCGGGATTGACCGGCGGCTTCCACGAAGGCATCGCTCCGATCGATGCACAGTTCCCCTGGCTGATCTATTCGCTCGCTTATGGGCCGATGGATTACGCCTTCGGATCGTTGTTGATACCGGCAGGGTTCGACATCATGGTGTTCGGTCGGGATCAAGTCGAGGCCCGTAACCTCGATTCGCTCGTCAACCAGACGCTCCACGATGCGGAGTTGTCAGTCGAGGGGCAATCCATGCTCTTTTCTCGCCGTCTCGCCGATCTGTCGTCGGCCGAGGTGGATGAGGAGGGCTTGAAGGTCTATGGCGTCGGTGGGACTTACGAGTTCTGGACCGACCAGACCTTATAAACGGACCCAGAAAGGGACCGATCGTTGGCCGCCAATACCGGCACGAAGCTCCATGGCAAGAATGGGGCGATTTACCTTGGCGGGGCCAAGGGGTCGGGTGGCGTCAAGGTCGCGACGAAGACGGAGTGGTCACTCCAGCGGAACCGCGACTACGTTGACGCAACCACGTTCGGTGACACCAACCGAACGTATCTAGCCGGTCTTCCGAATGTTCAGGGCACCTTCGCGGGCATCCTGGACGTGTCGGGCGACCTCCTCCTGAACGCAGCCACGTCAGACGCGACGCAGATTTATCTGTACGCAGACGACGGTGCATCGCCGATCCTCATCGCGAACGGCCCAGGCTTCATCGACGGTTCGGTGACTGCCTCGGTGACGGACGCGATCCGGTACACCGGCGAGTTCCGCGCGCAGGGTTCCTGGACGATCTTCTCCGGCGCGTAAGCCGGGGCGTCCTTGGTGGGCGGTCTGGGCTTCCTCCCCGGCCGCTCACCAATACCACTTACCTTCATCCATGAAGGGGTGACATTTGCAACCAGGCATGATCGTTCGCACGTTCTCCGGCAAGGAGGGCGAGATCACTATTCCTGGTCTCGGCGCAGTAGTCGGGACATTCCATAATTGGACGCTGATGCGGCCTGTAGACGACGCTCGGGGCACTCCCGTGTGGAATCTACAGGCCGTTTTGTCGTACTCGAATCCCACGCTCCTGCTGAATGAGCAGATCAGCAAGCGATTCATCCTCGTCCTGAACAAGGACAAGAAGATCGAGCTTTGTGGCTTCGACAAGCTGCGGCTCGAAGGGGCAAGCCTGCTCGTAGAAGGGGTCATTCAGTGCCAGTGAAGTCAGCCACAGACGCCGAGGCGTTCGAGTTCCCTTTCGAGGAGAAGTCGATCGAGATCGGCGGCAAGGAGTGGCGCTTTCGAGAGCTGTCAGTGCAGGAGAACGACGACTGCGCCGACGCATCCAAGGACAAGGACGGCCGTATCAACGGTCGCACGATGATGCGCATGACCATCATCGCCTCCTCAGTCGAACCGAAGATCACGCCCGCGATCCTGGCCAAGATGCCCACGCGCATCTACGGCAAGATTTATGACGTGGTGAACGACCTCCAGAACCCGGACACGCTCGGGGATACACCCGAAGGCGTCGTGGACGAGAACTCGGAGGGAAACGACTAGAGCCGTTCGATCTCCTGAGAATGGAGATTGCACGGCTCTTCGGAGTCCTGCCACACACGCTTCTACGACTCCCTCTCTCTGAGTTCCGCAAGCTGGTCACGTACTACAACCAGGTCAGGGCGGTAACGGAGAACGCCAGCTCGGGCAAGGTCACGCCTGGACCTAACGACCGAGTTGTGGAGTAGAGATGGCCAACAGCCGCGCTGCC